CTGTATAATCGCTATCAGTTCTATTTATAAGACTTATTTCTTTCTCTCCACTCTTTATGTTGCCTTGCCCATTCTTTAGCCGATATTCTACTTGGTTGAGAACGAGCTTTATCTCTCAAATTTTCTAATTTAGTAATTAAATAGTTTAATATTCTAATATACATAGTATTAATATATCACAATCCAAGTTCTTTGTCAAGCATATCTAAACTTGTATATACTAGATTTTTAAGGCCAATCCATTCTTGTATTGGCATATCTGTTAAATTTCTTTGGTCATTGTATTCATTAACCTTTATAAACTTTACTTCAGGATTCCATATACTAAGCGTTTTCCATTGGTCTATCCAATTTACCGCAGGTGTCGGTGAGTGTTCTGGTATAACATAATGCTTCGTACCAGCATATAGATTGTTTACTTTATTATTATTTGAGTGTAGGTCATGGCCAATTAAGTAAACGTGTGTAGGACTTTGTTGTTTAATTGCAATATAACCTGCTGTTGCACCACAAGCCCAACCGTGATCTACGGAATTACCTTGCTCGTTTTTCATAATATCTTTTAAAGTATATGTCTTATCTGTATCTCTAACCCAACTTATACAACAACTGCTATAATCAATATATTTTTTTTCTATTTTAGCTTTGTTTCTATGTAATATATCTGCAATACCTTTTAAATTGCTGCCGTGCATAACAAATTCTGTTTGATCTGTTCTTTTGTTTTCTTTTATTAAATCATATTTTTTAATTTCATTAAAATCGTCCATACTAATACTTGTTTCTACAAGACTATCGTACATATAAGCTGGTAGTTTATTCCAATCTCTAAACCAAGTTTCTTTATTCTCACAATAACCACTATGATATATCTCGTGCATAATACCGTGGTCAACTGCAACTAATACATCTGGCGTAAAATCTCTATAAAGTGCATTGCAACCATATATTTTACCAAAAGGTCTTAACTTTTCTAAATTGTAATTTTTTCTACTCTGGCCGTTGCCAATACAAAAAACTCTTTTTATCATAGTAATTTAATTGCCATAAAAGTTATTAATAATAATACAATAATTCTTATAATTTTATTTTGACTCTGACCTAAAATATAAAATGCACATATAAATGCTAATACATACAGAAAAATATTAAAAATCATTTTAAAAATATTTCTTTTAAGATTATTTTAATTGCTGTTTCATTATACTTTACAAACGCCTTATATTTTTTTAGTCTTTGTGATTGAACAGGCCATACCACTTTTTCATTAATTTGTCTATCCCACTGGTTACTATATTGAATGGTATTATTAAAAACGACAGCAGTCTCGTATGATATTTTTTTTGAGAGAACCAATTGTAAAAATCTAGGATGTTGTCCAGAAGATACATGAAAGCCATCATCAAAAGAAAGATTACGAGCATTGAAGTCATTAAGAATAGATACACAATCATTTCTAAAATAATACTCAAAAGACTCTTTACGCTTTTTCCAATCCAAGTAAACATCTTTACCATCATTACGTGTTAGATTACCTATCCATTTATTACTATCAATAAGAAAATTAGAAACAAAAAAGTCCAGTATATCATCTTTACTGTATCTGGTGCTAAGCTTGTGAAAAAAATATCTATCATTTCTTTTTGTAAATGTATCTAGTTTACAATTAACTTGTCCTTCATATTTATGGTAGTCATAACTTTCAGTCGTAAAATGTAATTTAATTGCCAGATATACTTTAAATACATCAAAACCGCCATACATCTTAAACTCCTGGTATTCTACCAGTTTTAGGTAAGTAATTTAAATCTTGTGCTTCTAATGCAATTTTGTCTTTTAAATTTTTTGAGATTAACGGCCCTACCGTGCCTACATCTATATCGTTATTCTCACAAAAGTGTACAATTGCGTCTATGTATTTAAGATTTTTTTGTTTGGCCAGTTCTTCTATTTTGATTGTAAATTCTTTTGTGTTCATTAAATCATTATATCAAAATTTAGATAGGTTGTCAATGGCCACCGAAGTGGCCAATGATAATTTAAAAAACGTTCTTAATTACGATTAAAAAGCTTAATACTAATAATGATATAAAGATAATATAAAAGTAACCCAAGTATAGGGTCTCATTTTTATTATAATGATTTATTAGCTTATCTTTTACAATCATTATTATTTACTTTTTAAATGTGGAAAAAATGCCTTTACAGTATTTACATATGCGTCTGCAAAGTTTTTGTCAATGTATGGTTTTACCATCTCTTGCATTTTTTCAAAGTTTTCTTGGTATGACTTTGCCATATCACCACTTGTTACAAATTCATTAAACTTTTTTGCAACGTCAATGATGTCATCTGCTGTATAACTTGGTGCTTTAAATGACTGAACGATTTGGTCGCCGTCTTTACCAATTGAGTATTCGTACTCTTTTACTTTTGCTTGAAAATTAAACTCTACTAGTTCTTTTGCTAAGCCTAATAGGTCTGAACGGATTTCATAACCGTTTTTTGATGTGTTTGCCATAATAACTCCTTTCTGTGTGTGTGTTTTATGACTTATTATTTATGCGAGGCATAATGTACGCCTCGCATTGTTTATAATTAGACTACTTTTTCTTTTCGTCTGGTTTAGCTGGCTGTGCTGCCGGTTTATCGGCCGGTTTTACAGGTTGTGTAACAGCAGGTTTTTGTGGTTCTGCTTTTTTAGCTGCAGGTTTAAAGTACAAAAATGCACTTACTACTGCAACTATTACAACTACAGCTATCACTATGTTACGAGTCGTAAACATATAATTACCTCATTTATAGTTAGTATTAATAATATATATCAATTTTTAATAATTGTCAAGTCTATATAACTGGTTTACTTCTAGTGGTATGTCCTAAAACCTTACCCTTATTAGGTCCTGATTTAATTACATAGCCATTAGTTCCATTTCCATTTATATTCACTTCCTGTCTAGCATTAAATAAGGTCTTATCACTTGTTGCCTTAGACCTTTGCTTATTCCAGTTTTTTAATAAATGGGTGAATCTATCTAACATACACCCTCCTTTCTTAAAAGTTAGGTGCGTTCCTTCGGCATTGCCTACTTCCGTCTTACATAGTAAGATGAACGTTATTATTATTTATATGAGATATGTAGTTTACGCATATCTGTTATGAATATAACACTATCCTTAAGAATTGTCAAGTTATTTTGTTAAATCAAAACTTCTGTATAAAATACAAGATTCGATAGCGTCAGGAGCTGTGACTATGGCCAGAGATTCCGTCTTATTTTTATTTACAAAATACTCTATTAGAAAAACAGGCGCACCTGTCTTTAACATATTTGTTCTTCCTAATGATCTACTTTGTAATACGAAATCAAAATCTTTAATAAATTTTTCCATTGTTTCTCTTTCCATACAAATTATAGGAACATTTTGTATCATAAAGTCGTAATTACGTAACGGTGATTGTGCGTAACTGATACTACAACAAAAGAATAATATAAAAAATATTTTTTTTAGCATTGGCCTATTTTCCGACATAGGTCAATTTATTAATATATTATTATGTCTGTGTTTATTTTCTGATATATTTATATATTAACTCTCTAAAACCTTGTTAATATGCGTAAAAAAGTCACCTAGTTTCTTTTCAATCTCGGCGTAATAGTCATCTGGTTTTTTTGTAAACACCTCTATTTCACCATTTTTGCCGGCGATAATAACAACAATCTGCTCTATCTTTTTACCGAATAGCTCTTCATACATAATTGCATAACAAGATGTTTGTAAAAAGTAATGATGTATTTCTTCTTCGTCTTTTAGTTTGCTGGCAGTTTTAAAATCTATTACACTTAACTTATTATTGTATTCTGCAACACAGTCAACTTGACCAGCAAGTTTTAACTTCTTACTATACATAATAGACTCTACAAGTCTAACATTTTGTATTTGATGTAAATACGGCCGTGCTAATCGTAGTAAACCTAAAGTCATTACGCTTTTGGTTGTTATAGGTTCGTTTCTTAAATATCTTTCTACGGCACTATGAAATGCTTTGCCGACTTGCAATGATGTATCACTTATACACTTTGCATAGCCTAGGCCAAATTGTTCACCTTGTTTTTGTGATTCAATTACACTCTTTCTAAAAGCTTCACCTACATCACCTGTTAAAAAACCTGTAAATGTGGTAACCGAGGGAAAGTTCTCATTGTTGATTGCATAAAATCTATAACCTTTTACATTCATACCTTTTGTTCTAGGTAATTTATCTGTATCAATATCTTTTGGCCAATTATAAACTTGTTTTTCTGTTTTCTTTTCAGTCATTATAATAATATATCACTTTTAGGTTAAATGTCAAGCCTATTCTGTCATATAAGCATAAACGGTTTTATTATTTTCTTTATATGCTCTTAAATATTGTTTTCTGTTTTCTATTTGATTTTTATACGAACAATGTACCCAACCGCTATTTGGCTCATCTGGATTCCAAAATTCAAGTATTAATTGATCATAGTCTAGGT